GAATCTTCAATTCGTTGGATACAAGCGAGTTGAATGGAGTGGAAAAGGTTGTCACCAATCTGATTCTTCTGGGCAACGTGAAGGGACGATTCGAGTATCCGGATCTTCGGAGGATGGCTGCCAGCGAGTACAGGAAGCATAGACCGGATGTCTGCATCGTGGAAAAGAAGGCAAGCGGTCAGTCGTTGATTCAAGACATGCGTAAGTCCGGACTGCCAGTATTGGAATACACGCCGGACAAGGACAAGCAGTCAAGGGTATACTCTGCGTCTCCGATGTTTGAAGCTGGTCGCGTGTGGTTGCCGAAGGATCGTATATGGTCGATTGATCTGTCGGATGAGCTATTGGCATTTCCGTATGCACAGCACGATGACCAAGTCGATGCATGTGTAATGGCTGTCCATTATGTGAAGGAAAGCTGGCGTCTCCTGCATCCCGAAGACCGTAACTGGGAAGACGAGTTGAACAGTCGAAAGACCAAGCGCGTTGCGTACTGGCGTGTTTGATGGTATTCTTCTTTAACTTGAAATGAGTGCATTGTCAGATATTTTGGGAATGGTCGTAAGGGCTATTCCAAAGCAAGCTGCTGGTAAGGCTGGGTCAAGGACTGGCTTGAAGTCTTTGGAAGATGCAGTAGAGAATGTCCTGCTGAAGGAAGGAGACGAAACTGCTTCAAGGGTTCTCCAGCAGGAAGGCAAGAGGATTGCCACACAAGTTGAAGAAGGTTTGGATGTCATTCCAAAGAAGTTGGAATATCCACAACCAAAGCAGGATTGGTGGCAGGACGAGTTGCAGGAAAAGGGAACTGTTACACTGTATCATGGTGCTGATGAAAGCAGGCTACCGAGTATCTTTCAAAGGGGTTTGCTGCCGGATGAACGTGGAAAGACATTTGTAACTCCGGATGTCGATACTGGTTTTGGATATGCGTCCATGACTGGAGGGGAAAAGACTTTTAGAAAAGCTGGGGCAAAGGCACGACATAATCCGGAAGAGAATCGAGCAGTTCTTCATCTTGAGATTCCAAAGGATTTTCTTGAAAAGTATCTTTCACCAAACCAGACAAGCAAGCTGAGTGCCGAGAAACTGTTTTCACCTCAAGCACGAGAGTCCTTTCAACCTTATGACTTCAAGAACAACCAGCCATATTACGCACTAACGGAACTCAGTTTCGATGCACCGATTCCTCCGGAGTTCATTGTCGGATATTCAAAGAAGCCAATTAGGAAGGGCACTGTAAAAAAGGAAACTGGCGGATCATTGGTCAGCAGGAATCCATACTCAATTACTAGCAAACGTAGGCGCGACTAGCGCCGCTTAAAGAATGGGTAAATAGAATCATGCCACATGTAGAACGCAATCCATTTGATCCAATTGAAAAGGAAGAGCCAGAGATCGAAGTCGAGCAGACGGATCTTGCTGGCAATGAAACCTCAATTGAAATTGATCCAGTAAGTGGCGAAGTTACCGTCGAGTTTTCTTCCGCTAGTGGTAATGATATGGAAGATGAAGGCGAAGCAGAGGAAGAAGATGATAAGGATTTCTATCGCAACCTCTGTGATGAACTGGACGATAGTGTTCTAGGTGATATTTCCAATTCTGTCTTTGACAGTCTTGAGGCAGACAAGCAGTCTCGTGCCGATTGGGAAAGCATGTTCGAGAAGGGCTTTGATCTGCTGGGCTTGAAGCTCAACGAGACATCGGAGCCATTTGAAGGTGCCTGCACGGCAGTCCATCCAGTCCTCATTGAATCGGCAGTCAAGTTCCAGTCGAAGGCCACTCAAGAACTGTTTCCTCCTGCCGGTCCCATCCGTACCCAGATTCTCGGGACATTCACGGACCAGAAGGAGCGGCAGGCCAATCGAATCAAGCAGTTCATGAACTACCAAGTGACTGAACTCATGCCGGAATATTTCGATGAAATGGAACGGATGCTGTTTCATCTTCCACTCATTGGTTCTGCATTCAAGAAGATCTATTTCGATGAGGCACTGAATCGTCCAGTATCGGAGTTCGTGCCTATCGATCAGTTCTATGTGTCGTACTATGCTACCGATCTTCGTCGTGCCAGCCGATATACCCATATCATCTACTACAGCCCAATAGAGATGCAGCGGGCAATCATGTCCGGTCTGTACAGGGATGTGTCCCTTTCTGATGCAACGATTCCAAAGCAGTCGGGCATTAGCCAGAAGATCAACTCAATCATGGGCATGGCACCAGCCAGCATGGACAGTGATCCACAGTACACGCTGTATGAGCAGCATTGCTATCTGGAACTTCCATTCGACAAGATGCCAGTTCCGTACATCGTAACGGTAGAAGAGGAAAGCCGAAAGGTTCTGTCCATTCGACGCAACTATGCAAAGGATGACAAGCGCAAGGAAAAGAAGGTCTACTTCACGCACTACAAGTTCGTACCGGGCTTCGGATTCTATGGCTTGGGCCTGATTCACTTTCTCGGCAATCTGACCATGACGGCAACGGCTGCAATGCGTAGCCTTGTCGATGCTGGCCAGTTTGCCAATCTGCAAGGTGGCTTCAAGGCAAAGGGTGTTCGTATCGTCGGAGCAAACGATCCTATTGCGCCCGGTGAATGGAAGGAAGTCGAGGCTGTAGGCAATGATCTCTCGAAGATGATCATTCCACTTCCATACAAGGAGCCATCACAGACACTCTTCCAGATGCTCCAGTTCATCAGTGTCGCTGCACAGAAGTTTGCTGATTCCACTGAGCAGGTCATTTCTGACTCGGGCAATTATGGTCCAGTTGGTACGACGATGGCTCTGCTGGAAGCCTCAAGCAAGTTCTTCAGTGCAATCCACAAGAGACTCCACAAGTCCCAAAAGGAAGAGTTCAAGCTTCTTGCTAGAATCAACTACGAGTATCTGCCAGAAGAACAGGAAATGGATATTCCGGATGAGACTCTCATCATCTTCAAGCAGGACTTTGATGGCAGGATCGATGTCCTTCCGGTATCCGATCCCAATATTCCATCCAATGCCCATCGAATGATGATGGCTCAGATGGCAATGCAGCTAGCCCAGTCGTCTCCCCCCGGCATGTTCGATATGGAGGTCCTCAACCGGACGATCCTGCAAGCTGCAAACATGCCAAATATTGACAAGATCATGCCACAGAAGGTAGAGCCTGTTGCTTTGGACCCAGTATCGGATATTGCGGCAGCGGTCAAGGGTCTTCCCATTCGTGCATTCATTGGCCAGAATCATGATGCCCATGTGCAGGCAAAGATGATGTATCTGCAAGATCCAATGAATGGTGGTAGTCCGATCATGCAGCGTGTTGCTCCGATCATCCAAGCAAACATCCAAGAACACATGATCATGAAATACCAAGAGCAGGTCAATGGTGTTGCTCGCCAGATGATGACTGCCGCACAGCAGACCGGCCAGCAGACTGGACAGAATATCGATGTCAACGATCCCAAGATCATCGAAATGGTAATGGCCCAAGCTGCACAGCAGGTCATGCAGGCCAATCAAGCCATGGCCCAGCAGCAGCAGGCTGCAAGCCCAGAAGCCCAGATGGTCCAGTTAGAGGCACAGCGTCTCCAGATTGAACAGGGCAAGGTACAGGCTCAGCTAGCAAAGGAAAGCGTCGATGCAGCGATGCGTAATCGGGAACTTGATCTCAAGGAAGCCGAGATGCGTATCGACATGATGAAGGAAGGCATCAAGACCACGACGATGGTAAATGAAAAGGAGAAGGATCGTAGCGCAAAGAAGGCTATCGTTGCTCTCCAAGCCATCATGGATCTGGCACAGACGCAGCAGGGTATCGAAAAGGAAAAGGCACTTAAGGCCGCTGATATCCTGACGAGCATGGCAAGAGGACAGCAGAGACAGTAATCGAATATGTAAATGGTTATCTACGATGAGATGGCGGTCTCTCTCAACAAGGAGATCGACAAGCTGACTAAAGTTCTTGTCTCCGGACAGGCTTCGGATTATGCTTTCTATCGGGAAATAGTCGGCAGGATCGAAGGCATTGAAAGTGCCAAGCAGATCCTGCACGACATTCTCAAGGCCCGTCTTCACAACGATGAAGATGATTAAAAGGAAAAATAATAATAGCAACGATAAAGGGAGCAAGTTGAATGTTTCAAGTTCAGATGGATAAGTCCATCGCAAACGACGAGTGGATCAGTGATGAGGAGGTAAAGCTTTCGGCAAAGGATCTTCCACATCTACCAGCATATCATGTCGTTGTTCGTCCTGTTTCGATCAGGGCAAGGACAAAGGGTGGTGTATTTCTTCCGGACAAGGTGAAGGATGATGTTGCCTATCTTACGACTGTAGGCAAGGTTCTCAAGCTTGGTGACATGGCCTACAAGGACAAAGACAAGTTTCCAAATGGTCCTTGGTGCAAGGTTGGAGATTATGTCTGCTACGCAAAGCTGACTGGCCAGAAGTTCGTATTCAAGGGTGTGAAGCTTCTTCTGATCTACGACGATCAGGTCATCATGAAGATTGACAATCCAAAGGATCTAGACACGACCTACAATCTGTCAAACTGATTTGTATACAGTAATATGCTGTGCTAACATACAAGTCTTTTCAACGTAAACGTTAGTTTCGTAACTAGCGATAAAAGGGAATAAAATGAAGGTAACAGAACGTGCTCCATCGGAGGGAGCAGACAAGGTAGATACGGGTTGGTCGGCAATCGACCTCAACTCCGCAACTGGAGCAACAAAGGTAGAGTTCGAGATCGAACAGGCAGAGCAGGACAGCCAAAGGGCTTCGGTACAGCCAGATGCAGCGCAAGGGAAAGAAATCGTTGCGCCTGAGAAGAAAGTTTCACTCGCTCAGCCATCGGGTAACCTTGAAGACGCAAGCAGGGATGCAACGGCAACCTCAAATGAAAATCTCCCTAAAGAACTGGATGGTATCGAAACTCGTGGTGCTCAGAAGCGCATTCGCCAGCTTATCAAGCAGCGCAAGGAGCGTGATGAGCAGATTGAGAAGCTTCGTGAAGAAGTTCTCTCGCTAAAGAACTACGCACAGACTCGCGACAAGGAACTTGCATCGTCCATCAAGACGACAATCGATAGCACGGAGGGTCAGCTAAAGGCTCGCATTGCATCGGCAAAGGAACTGTTCAAGCGGGCAGCAGAGAATTCAGATACGGATGGAATGCTTCGTGCTCAAGAAGAAATGAGCGCAGCATACTCCGAATCTACCCTTCTGGCCCAGCGCAAGAAGGCACTAGAAGACTACGATGAGACACTGAAGCAGCAGCAGGTCAAGCAGCAGGCTCAGCAGCAGCAACAGACTGCCAGCCAGCCAAAGTATGATCCAAAGGCAATTCAGTGGGCATCGAAGAATGAGTGGTTTGGCAAGGACCAGATCATGACCAATGCTGCTCTCTCGATTGATGCACAGCTAAAGGAAGAAGGATTCGATCCTTCCGACGACGAGTACTACTCGGAGGTTGATCAGAGACTCAAGGAACAGTTCCCACATCGATTCGGCGGCCAGAAGGCTGTTGACAACGATGAGGGTGAAGAAGAAATCGCTCCGAAGGCAGCGCAAAAGCCTTCTCAGGTGGTCGCTGGTGCGTCACGCACACCGCGAACCTCTCAGACTTCAAAGGGCAACAAGGTCAAACTGACTCAAGAGGATGTTCGACTAGCTCAGAAGTGGGGTATTCCACTTGAAGTGTACGCGGCAGAAAAGCTAAAGGCCGAGCAGGCCAATGGCGAATACACTCTGGTACAGTAAAATAACAAGCGTGGAAGGAAATATACAGATGACAACACGAGAAATCAACTCACGTTCAAGCAATACTCGGGAAAACTCGAAGCGAAAGCTCCAGTTCGAAGAGCCAAACTGGCTGCACATTCCGGATTCCGTCAAGGAAAGGTTTGCAAACAATGGTAACAGCCTGCGTTGGATTCGTATTACCCTTAAGAATACTGAGGATTACCAGAATATCGGTAAGAGACAGGCTGAAGGGTGGGAGTTTGTTACCTCTGATGAGGTTCCAGAGATGCTTTCTTCCTCTATCGTGAGAGAGGGTGGACGTTATTCGGGTGCGGTCTGCCGTGGAGACCTTGCTCTGGCCAAGATGCCAACAGAGCTTGCCGAATCTCGTCAGGAATTCTACGAAAACCGCAGTAGAGAGATGGTACAGGCAGTAAATTCACAGTTGATGAACTCATCTGACAGCCGTATGCCTATTTCTAATGCAAGCAAGACCAATGTAAGCCGTGGAAAGTCGGCATCTTTCCAAGATTGACCTCAATCTGGCGGTTAAATTGGTATTGCCTTTGTCAATGTCTATCAGATAAGAAAGGAAAGTGTAAAAATGTCTACTTCAAAGACACTATCCGGTCTTACTCCTTCACGCATTGCTGGTGCCGCTGCCAATACGACTGGTTCTAACGAGTATCCAATCGCTTCAGCGTACGCCTCCAACATCTTTACGGGTGATATCGTAAAGGTTGTGAATGGGTATGTACAGGTAATTACCTCAACCGAAGATTTCGCCCGTGGCGTTTTCCTAGGTTGCCGCTATGTCGCCAACGGCGAGCCAAAGTGGAGCCGTTACTGGCCCGCTAACACTTCTGCTACGGAAATCTATGCAGAGGTCATGGATAACGTCAATGCAACCTACCTAATTCAGGCAGATGCATCGATGTCAATTGGCGACATCAATAGCCAGAACTTCGGGGTAACTCTCGGTGCTGGTTCAACCGTAACCGGCAAGTCTGGCTTTGG